TTTCATTCTGCTAAAGTATAAAAAAATTAAAACGGCATATCAGGTGAAGGGTTGGCCAAGGCTTCTAAACGCTTGGTGCTTCGTTCTGCTGCTGCTATGGTTGCTGGGTCTAACCAAGGCTTACCTGCTGGCAGGCTTGTTGATGTGCCTTTGGCTTGCTTATCTTTTCTGCCGTATAGCTGGGCCCAATTCTTTTCTGCTGCCGACATAATTGCGGTGTACATTTCGGCTGGCGAATGCCCGGCAATTTCTTTTTTTGAAATCAGCATACTTTGCTTGGTAATGACCTTTTTTCGTTTAAGCCACATCATCGTTACTTCACGAAGGTTTTCATCGGTTTTGAAATCACCAAGCAAATCATTACAAAAATCTTCACGTGTGTATGTGCCCTTACTCTTATCTTCTCTACTCTTATTCTTATCTTCTCTTCTCTTCTCTATTGAACATTCGTTGAACGTTTGTTGAACATTCGTTGAACGTTCGTTAAGCCTACGTTCAGCAGATGCCTTACCAGCGTTGGACATTTTTTCACGCTTTTGCTTGCCTTCACTAAACTGAATATCAAGAAATTTGATGCAAATGCCATCATCATACACCTCAACCATCTTCAATGCAATTAGCTTTTCAAGGTAGCCATCGGCTTCAAGTTCGGCATGCTCATAACTCATAACGCATTCGGCATTCCAGTATATGCAGCATAGCCTTAAAAAAGCCACTTGCACCTCGCAAGATTGCCGGGATATTCTGCCCATCATCCAGTCGGCTGGGCTGAATTTAAACCAAGGTAGTTGTTTCATATGTAATCGTATTTGTAAATTGCACCGCCAACGCTGGCTATATTTTTGAAAGAAAAGGCAATAAGTTCTGTGCCGTCAGAATTTCTTCTTGGACCAGTATATTTGCCGTTATTGTAAAGTGTTCTAATGGCCTCCACATCGGCAATCCTTACCTTTACAAGGTCGGTTTCAGCTTCATTCATGTACGAATAAAAATAAACCTGTGCCATGCCATCCATTATTTTGTCAATTTCGGTTTTGCCCCCAAATTTCGATTTGCTTCGTATGGTCAAATCGGCAAATTTAGTGTACTTGTATTTGCGAATCCTGATTGAAATGGTGAAGTTCATACCAAAAACCATATCATAGCTGAACCTATGATCCTCCTCCTCGGTTGCCTTTCTAAATTCAACGAAATTGCCATATAACTGAGGCAATGCTTTTACAATATGCGACTCAATCTGCTCCGCAAATTTGTATTCAAGTTCGGTAAACTTATTCATTGATGAAGTTGTTTGCAATATTAAACATTTCTGCATCCAATTCAATACCCAAGCATTTAGCGTTAATTTCTTTGCATGCTTTTATGGTTGAACCCGAACCCATGAACGGATCCACAACAAAGTCCCCATCCCTATAACTTACCTCCAATAGCATTTTAAGAAGTTCGGTAGGCTTTTGGGTTGGATGCACCATTTTGGTTGTGTGAATCCTTGGTACAAATAGCAAATTGCCTTTTCTTGTGTTTACAAGTTTTTTCCCCTTTACGCAAAAAATAACTATTTCGGTTTGGTTTCCCCAGTCATTCTCAAGGTCGCCACTTCCCTTGTTACCTTTGTCCCATACAATAGGGGTTTTGATGGTAAAATACTTTGAAATTATGGCCTCAAAAGAAGAAAACACTGCCCAGCTGCAAAAGAAATAAAGGTGTGAATTTTCGGCTGCTTTTCGGCTTAGTATTTCGCAAGTTTTATCCAGCAATTCAAAGGCCTCATCTTTGCCATCATTAAGCAACCCCCTTTTGGTTATGGTTTCATCATACATTGAACGGTTTGAAACATAAGAAATGCCGTACGGAGGGTCGGTTAGAACAATATCAATGCAACCGTCCTCAAGGCTTTCAAGTATTTCAAGCGAATCGCCGTTTTTTATGTTTTCACTAATTTCAATTTGAACCTTTTGCTGCTGTATTTTTTCAAGCATTTGGGCCTTTTTCTCCTCCTTCTTAATCTCTTGATAAACTTGGTTGATGCTTACATCCCCCTGCCGCAGCTTTTCTTTAATTTCTTCGGGGGCTTTCTTTTTTACCACGTCAAACATGGCCTTTTTGCCTGTACTCCATCCAAGTTTTTCGGCCACTATTTTCCGGGTATCGTGTTTTGGTTCGTTGTCAATTATTGACAACGGAGCAGAATGTTGATTTCCCTTAAAAACGCTTTTTTCATTATATTTTTCCCTACCAATATCCCTAATGCAATCTTCAATAACGGCAATCAATTCGCCTTTTACGTATTCGGTCAGGTTTCTTCTACCAAGTTGATTTTCGGCCATCCATTTCTTGGCATGGTTCATTGAAGCAAAGGCCATCTCCTTCACCTTAAAAGGCAGGTCATACATTTGTGCCAGTTCGTATCGGTTGTGGCCATCTACGATTGTGCCTTGCCATGTAATGATTGGTTCACGTATACCTTCGGCAAGTACGTTGGTTTGAAGCTGCGCAAACTCCTCACTTGTTAATGGTGGGATTAACGCTTTCAGTTCAGGGTTAATGCTTAAATTTTGCATAGGGTTTTAATAAAAAAGCCATTTGGTGGGGGGCGGTAAAAACGGGTAAGAATTGGCAAGGCGGCCTCCGTTTCTACGCTACCCCCGAACAAATGGCGGGTTAAAGTTTATTCATTTACCTTATTAGCTTCTTACTGCTTCACAAATATACAAAGAATCCGTCAAATATCGCACCATTCAGCACCTACTTTGATAGCCGATACCATCCTCAGCAAGTAATCAAATGCATCGTGAAACGGCATCGCATTGGCATTGTCTACCACTTCTTTGGTCATGCCTTCGATTGCCAGCCATCGGTCATCTTCTTGGTAGCCGATGCTCCATTGTTTGCCGCTGTAAATCAACATAAAGTCGCTGTCGCTTAGAAACGAATACCAAGCCACATCTTGCTGCGGTTCGCCACCGAATTTTGACAATTCAAGGCTGTACTCATCATTTGAAGGTGTGCATAGTGGGTACATATCTTGGCCGATTACGGTTGTGCCTTGCCTGATCCCTTCTTCGTGCCTTTCGGTGTCAGCCCCATACGGGTAGCTTTTAATGGCATAGTCGAAGGCCACAATGGCAACATGGTTAGGATAGCGTGAAACGAAGTCCACAAGGCCCTTGCCGTTCATTTGCATGGCCATCATAACTTGCATCTTTTCTTGGTTGTATGCGATGCCGATTTCGATTAGTGATTTTTGTGTGTTCATGGTGTTTGTATTAAAGGTTAAAGGTTTGTTGGTGATGTCCAGTCAATCCGGTAGCTTGAATTGTTGTGCTTTTCGACTTTGAAGCCGTTGGTTCGCAGCTTTTCGATGTCATCTTCAGCAATCGGGTTAAATACCCAGCAGTACATTTCGCCCTGCTTGGCTTTTTCAAGGCAGATGGCTTCAATTTCGGCCATTGTGATTCTTGGCTTTGATGTTGCCAAGTTGTAAAGGTGATTTGCGTAAATCATGGTGTTTGTGTTTATTGGTTATGCAATAGTAAAAAGAATATCAATACAAAAATCGGCATTAACACTTTTTAACACTTGGGCATAAAAAGAAAAAGCCCCAACCTTTCGGCAGGGGCAATTTCACACCTAACACACTATCTTAGAATGGCAGTGCATCTCCATCGGTTTGCAGTTCAGGCAAACGGCCTCCGCCTGTTTCGGTACGCAGACCGCCAAGCAGTTCGACTTGGTTTACCAGCACCTTGATGTCGTTGCCAATCTTGTCGTTGCCTTCTTTGTCTTTGTACACATCCAGCACAGGCCGACCGCTGATGTACACTTGTGTGCCCTTGCTTAGGTATTTGGCAACCCCAGCTGGCTTGCCGTCCCGACCGAACAAGGTGCAGCGAAACCATTGGGTCTCTTCGCCTTTGCCGACCGCTACCGAAAAGGTAGTGATGTCTTTGTTTTTGCCGACCAGTTCAGCATCTTTGCCGATACGGCCGATTAATTGTAGTTGTAACATGGTTTATTTGGTTTTGATTAGTTTCTTACGTTGAATTGCTTTGTTTACGATATGTTGGCCGATTTCTTTGCCGTCCATTGACAGCCAAGATAGCAGATGTTTCAGGTCGGCAGCCCGGTTGGCGCAAGTACCGATTATCAGTTCGCCCTTCTGCCCATTTTGGGTAATGGCAATCGAAGCGGTTGCCGTTTCTTTGTCGGGGTAAGACCGCACAATAATCGGTACATCTAAATACGTTGGCCGAATCATTTGCGCCCAACTGCCGTCCTTGATTTGGTCAAAGCCCAGCTGTTCTAATTGTTCTTTTCTCATGGTTTTGTGTGTGTTAATTGTAATTTATTGATGTGAAGATAGGTGTATTTTTGTTCAATTGCAATTCTTGCATGACCATTTTTATATGCTCGCAAAATTCAATGCAGCGCATGTAGTATTGCGGATCAGCCAAGATAGAATCCTGAACAAACTTTATGCTGTGCATGACCGTTGCATGCTCGCAGTTCAGCATCTTGCCGATGTCTTGCAGGCTCATAGACGTAGCGCATCGCATCGCAAACCTCATGGCATGTTTGAAATGCTTAACCTCACGAAACCTTCGCTTGCTGTATGCGGCTTCGTACGGCAACCCCCAGTAATCGGCAGCGGCTTTGATGACGTACCGCTGGTGTTCGGTGCGCAAATGCATCTTAAAGAATTCATCGTTTCTGCTGTTGATTATCCGGTCGATTTCGGTGCGAATCCTCAGCAAGCTATCGTTGTCCTGTTTCAACAGGTAGCGTTCAAATTGTCTGTCTGTCATTGTAATTGTAATTTATCAGTAAAAACATATACCCCTTGTCTCATTCTTCTAAAATAGCCTCGCTTCGGGTTTAGCAATCGGTCAAGCTGCTGTTCGCTTATTTGGTACTTTTTTATAAGATTTTTGCTTTCATCATTATTAAGAATGTCTCTTCTTTTAAAAAAATGCAAGCCTATCAATTGCTGTAAATCTTGTAAAAAATTAAATGTAAATTCACTTTCTCGTTCATTTGGCACATTATTGCTTTTGTCTTGAATCTCAATTTTTAATAAATCAACATCAAGCGTAGGTGCTCCAGCATTACCTCCGTACTGCATAGCAATCTTATATGCCTGTGCTTGATTAATATCAAACCATTCTCCGTTTAGCCTTTTGTCTGCAAGCCTTTGGTGCAATTCTTTTTCAAGTTTTGCCGCATTAGAAGAAGGTATGTTGGCAACATAAGTAACACCAAACGGCGCATATGTCTTTGCCGAATCAAATCTATCTGTCCCTTTTTGGTCGGTCGTGTAGCCAATTTTTATAGGCTGCATACCATTGATTTGTATAAAATAAACGTATCCTTTCATTGTAATTGTGGTAAAAGTTCAATTTCGATAATGTTTCGGCACATTTGTACCCGTTCGTAGATGGCCTGAATGGTGGCTTCATCGTAAGCAATGTCAAACACTTTCAACCGATATTTGGATGGGATATTTGTCAGGTCTAACTGAATGCCCCCAAGTTCTTCAGGGGTGGGCATTAGCACGTACACCAACTGGGCTCGTTTAAGCCCCAACAGGTGCATGTACCCCTGAAGTTGATACCAATATCCTTTCGGTGGGTTGCGCTCCCACATTGGGAAAGTGAAGACATCCCAAGGGCATTTAATGTCCACAACCGTGTTGCCGTGAATAAGGTCGGGTGTGCCAGTTAAGAATTCGTTTTCAAAGAAGGTTTCGTTCTTCTCGGGCATAAACCAGTTAAGGTGCTGGCCAGCGAATTCAATAGCTTCATCTTCGACCAGTCGGCCCTTCTCCATAGGGCGGCTATCAATCTGCTTGCGCACCCCGTATATCTGCTCCACAATCCAATCTTGTAGGTACGAATAGCACGTTGCTCCAGCCGTATCTTTGCCCCTGCCATTGGCCATAATTTGACCAATGGCAGAACATCTTATTTTGAAATCTTGCATTACTTCAATTGTTTGGTGTAGATGTCGATGGCCTTCTTCACCGTGGCCTCATCCTTCGCCCAAGATTTTACATTGATGCAATCGGCATCCGCAAACGGGTTGGCCTTTTCTTTGCTAACGTCAGGCAGTTGCTGGCTGATATCGAACAAGGTGTTGACCAATTCTTGCTGCGGATCGGGCAGGGTTAGAAAATCAATCACTACTGGGGCTGCCTTTTGGGCCTGTGCCTTTTGCTGACCGATGGCATTTGCCACTTCATCTGCGGTAGCGAATTCAGTGCCGCCAAGACCAAAGGCTGCCAATGCCCTACCGATTGCCGATGTTTCAGCGTTCTCAAGGGCCGAAGTTTTGTTGATGCTGGATGCCTTTCGGTATTCTTCAGCGTGGCCAGTAGCTACCAACCGCCCTTCGGGGTTGAAGATGCTGGCTTTCATCACTACGCATTCGGCATCCCTTGTCAGCACCTCAGTTGTTAATGAATGGTCAGGGCATGCGGCCTTGAACTTTTGCACACGCAGGGCTACTGTTTCGTACTCCCGACCGTGAATGTTTACTTTACCGTTGTTTTTCATGGGTTTGATTTGTAAAAGGTTATTAGATTAGAAAGAACAATGTTTGCTTGCCGCATTACCATTTCGCTGGGTATCAACGGCGGCTGCGACCTGAATGTGGCGAATAATATCGGCCTACCTTTGTCGGGCTTGCCGATAATTTGGATTTTGTTACCGCCAACAAGGGGCGATTCGATTAGGGTGATTTTCATGGGTGTATGTGTATTTGGGTTTGGTTACTAAATTGTTCAGGTAAATAATTCTTGACCTTCTGCCAATAGCTGGCGGTGTTTGGTTTGGTATGGCCGTTTGGCCCGCCGTTCCATTTACGTGCGATTACTTCGGCATTGGTATAGCCTTTTTTGGCAACCCAAAGGTGAAGGGCCTTGGCAGATTTGCCGCAGTCCCACCTATCGTTTAGGTCGAAGTCGATGCCGATGCGGTTGAATTCTGCTACCATTATCGGGCGAATCTGCAAGCATCCGCAAGCATCTTCACGTTTGTTGTGGGCAAGGTCGTTGCCACCACTTTCGACCATTATCATGGCCGCAATTAGTTTGATTAGTGTCATAGTGTGTTATTTTGTTCTGCAAACCTAATACTTATTTCAACACGAAATCAACAGCAAGTGTTAAAAAGTGTTAAAACAAAAAAGCCCCGATGTGGGGCTTCGTAGTATTAAAATCAGGTTAGCCCTGACAAATGCGATATAAGACGTTATTCTTTGATTTTCGATACAATCCCCTTACCCTTGCGAATGATGTCGTATAACCGCTTTAAAAGCGTTGTGCCTGTCATTTTTTCGATATTCTCATCTATGCTCTTGAATTCAATACCAATTAACGCAACCCCGACCGCCTTGGTAAGCACAAAAGATGTGTTTACAAAATGGCCAAGAAGGTCTCCAACGATAAAAACATCCATCACGAAGAAGGTCAACACTACACTTTGGTACATCACCATCTTCCAAACCACACGGCTTAACTTTTTACTTTCGATTTTCTCCCCCAATTTATGGGCGGCCATCATGCCAAGTAAGGTGTCAAGGGTAATGAATGCGCCAACGGCAATCATAATGCCAGCAACTGGTGCAAAAAATGCAAGTATTGATGCTGAAATGTATGCAAAGGTAGATTTCATTTTATGGGATATTTACTCGGTTAACAACCATTGGGGTGCAAGTGTAGCACCTATCGTTCGGCAACCGCAAATTGGTTAATAAGGTCTGCATTTCTGTATTGTAATACTGAACGTAAAGGCTGCGCTTTTCGTTAGCATCTTCTTTGTTGATCGTGGTTACGTTGTTTAGCCTGTCGCTGAATAGAATCTCATCCATCAACTCAACACCTGAAGCATACAGCATGGCCCTGCGAAGCCGATTTGAAAATTGGCACATCCAAGTATTGTCATCGCATTCAATTGAATAGTTTAACGATACCCCATGCGTGTAGCCAATCCCCACCAAATTTGTGTCAGTCAAAGAACCTGTCTTGCTGGTTTCAACGGCACGGGTAAACAACAAGTCGCTGAACCTTGACCGCCGCCCTTTGGTGCAGCTTGCACAAGCGGTCGGGTTAATCCAAGTGTCAAATGCCGCAGATAAGCCAGCGTCAACGGCAATCATCAAATGCAAATCTTGGCCGTTGGTAGGGTAGCTTTTATTTATCAGGACCTCAGTAATCTGCCCAGCAACTGATGTAAATGGTATTGTGTCGATTATCGTGCCTTGAATTACATCGATAACGTAAATGTTATCGGTAACTGCCCCAGCAAAGAATATCGAAACGCTGTTTAGGTTGAATTTTAGGTATGGGTAATCGCTGACCAAAATCTCAACCCCAGCATATTTGCCAACCTTGGCGGCATCGTTTACCTTGTTTTCATCAAAGAACCCGATTGTGCCTTTGTCAACCACCGAATTGAATCGACCTTTAATGTCCATAAAAGACCGAAAGTCGCTGACAATTTTGTCCCCGGCACGTTCAACGGCAGCGGTCATTACATCGTAGCCGCTGGATTGCTGGGCATCAGAAACGTAATCGGCTTGGTACAAATCAAAGCCGGGCAGCGTAGCCAATGACACCTTGTTGCTGGGCGTTGACGTGCAACCATCGGGCACGAAGATTAAATCGGTTAGACAGGTTGTTGGCATATCAAATTATTTTCGACCACCACAATTGCACCCTCCGGGCCGTGATGTCGGTTTTGGTTTTGGTTTGTATTTCATAGGTTAAAAATAAGGGGGGATTGCTCCCCCCATTATTTGTGAATTGCAGAAGATTAAACTCCGATGAATTTCAAGATTCCATTTACACCTTCCAAGCGGTCACCGGCCTGATACATATCAGCTGGTAGAAAGATGAAGTCGTGGTTTAACGCTACTTCAAAGTTCCACACCTTGCTGTCTGCACCGTTGCAAGTGTACTCAGCACGGTAGTCGAAAGTCAATGGCAAGTTCGGATCAGGATGCTGAAGCGTACCCTGTACCAAAGTGCTGTCGTTCATCTCAAGGATACCTTTGAATTCGTTGAACGAAATCATTTGTACGGCACCGGGGATGATTGAATAGGCAGCAGTTGGTGCTGTGTCATTCAACTGAATTCTGCGGTCATAACCGTAGGTGATGCCTGATTGTTGGGCATACAATCCAGTTGACAAACCGCTATCGGTAAATGCAGGGGGAGCAGCAGCGTTCAACGCTTTGATGTACTTCCACCAAGCCTCACCTCCAAAAACGTATGGCATGCCGTTGAATTCGTTTGCCATGTTTTCGAAAGCAATTACCTCAGTTGCATCGTAGTTAGGCCCTCCAGCAGTCAAAACGGTATCAGCGTTTTTGCTGGTTGAACTACCTGCTGGGTTGCCATTATCAACGTCAGAAGCGAAGTTACCGCTATTGGCGATGATTTGGATGGCAGCGTTGGTGGCAACTTTACGGGACAAAACGTCCATCATTTTAAACACCTCTTTGGCGATGTAGTTGGTGTCGGCCTCACAACGCTCTTCTAACTCAGAAGCAGTCAGTTTGAAACCAACGTGGTAACCGTCAGAAGGGGTAAGCGAATACAAAACTGAAGTTTCGCCATCGTTAGACCAAGTGCTGCAAGTTACACGACCGCCGTCTTGTACCATCGACTCAAGAAAACGCTGGCCATAAACTACCTCAACTGTTTTGCGACCGTGGTCACGAAAGTTAAGTTGGTTTTGGATTACATCACTGCGGTTAGGTGCAGATAAGATAAAAGAAAGCAAGGGCAAAGGCTCTGCCTTCAAGTTGTCAACCCCGAAGGAGTCAAACAGGGATAGCTGCACATTAGGGCAAGCTATAAATGAAGATAATGCTGACATTGTATTTGTTTTTTAATTGTCAATTTGTTTTTGCTGCCTACTTTTTCGGGGGCAACGACACCCGACAATGCGCCATTTTGGTTCGGCAGCGCAGCCGACTATCACAAATTTACCAACAAAGTATGAAATGCATTGTTTTTTTTATCAATTTTGCTACATGGAGAACGAAATACCACAACCCAGCAAGCCCGTCATCACCTTTTTTGAACAATACGGGGGCAGAACTTGCCCTGACGGCGAACCGACCACAAACTACCAATGCGCACCGAGAGCACATCACAATAGCATCAAGGCATCATACAGCAAACGCATTGAATTTGCGGTGCAGATGTACGATGAATTGCGGCGGCACGGCATTAATAGGTATCAGGCGGCAACCGAAGCGGCAACGGCTTACGATATTAACGAAGATAAGTTGCTGCGGATTGCCCGAAAAACGCTATAATTGGGGAAAACTATTGTTATGCCGTTCAAAAGTGAAGCCCAGCGCAAATTTCTTTATGCAACCAACCCGAAATTGGCTGCCGAATTTCAAAAGAAAACGTTAAAGGGGATGAAGTTGCCGAAAAAATCGGCTAAGAAGTAGGGGTTATATTGCCTTCTACGTCAAGAAAGCGGTCAATTGTGTTGATGTGAAAGTTTGCGGTCAGCAGCATACCCCTTAATGACTGAATAATATCCTCAATGCCAGCATCATTTGGCAGTTCTGTTGATACTTCAATATCGTAGCTTCTAATCGTAATTTTCATTTTGTCGTTCATGGCATAATCTTTAAATCAAAGCTACAACTTTTGCCAGTATTTACGCTTACTGGCACTATTGGTTTTGTATATACCCGATTGGGCATAAAAAAAGCCCCACCGAAGTAGGGCTATTTGATAATTTCAGGCCGCTTAGATTTTGATGCCTTGGGCCCGTGCCTTTGCCAGCCATGCCTCCTTGGCGGCGGCAACAGCCGGGTTCATCTCCTTGCCGTTAACCGTTGTGGTCGTGTTTGGCTTGGGGCTTCCACCTTGACCGCCATTGTTTAACTTGTAACGCTTGGTTTCTTTCAAGGTCTTTTCAAACAACTGCTCGGCAGTTAGCTGCGAAGTTGTGCCACCCGTAACGATATTACCCTCCATGTCGTACACCAGCAATTTCCCATTCTCCTTGCGAAAATCGTACTTGCCTTGGATTTGCGTTAGCCATACACCTTGCTTGACAATGGCATCTGCGTCATCAACCCAATTGCTGGCATCAAATAAGCGTGTAACCTCGGCCTCGGTTTGGGCCTTTTCTAACTGCTTAACGGCATCCGACTTGGCATTCTCAACAGCGGCCAGCAACTCAGCTTCTTTGGCCTTAGCAGCCTCGGTCATTTCCCGTAACTGGTCACGTTCTTTTTTGATTTGCTCAATGTCGGGCTGCGATTTACCAGCCTCAATAGCTGCGGCCAACTGCTCGTTCAATGTTTGCATCTTGGCTGGCACAAGTTCGACAAGTTCATCGAATGACTTGCCTTTACCTTCATCACCAATCAATGCCTTTAGCTTGTTTTCTGCCGTGCCCCGTGCTTTGCCAAAGGTAGCATTGATTTCTTTTAGGTGCGTTTCTCGGTCGATAAAGCGTTCGCCAAGGGCGGTGCGGATCGTGTCCTCGTTAGCATCTTCAGGTACTTGGATGCCAGTCAGTTTTTCAAAGATTTCCTTATTGATTTCCATCGGTTGTTTGTTTTTGGTTACGTACTTTTTTGCTACCTTCTAACTGCGCTTGCAGTTCGGCAATCTTGGCTTGTAATTCTGCCTCTTTGCGTTCGGCATCGGTTAAGCGGTTTTCAAGCGAAGTCATTAACTGGCTTTGCTGCTCCACTTGGTCGATAAACTTGCGGTCAATGTTGTAGCCGTTGAAGTTCTTGGCCTCCCAATCTTCAACAAGCATATACCCCAATGCGCCAAACTTGGCTTTCATTTCGGCTATTTTCGGCCATGCCCGTTTTGGGATTTCAAGTTTTCTGCCGAAGTTGGCAGGTTTGCCTGGATTGTGAGTCCTTTCGGCTTGATGTTTCGCCACCCTGATAAAGGTGTAGCTTTCTCGAATTTGCGTCATATTTTAGCGTTTGATTTACGCTAAGTTAAAACCTTCGGCTGACTTAGGCAAATCCACCCAATGTCGCTTGGCCGTCAATCGGTCTGCTTGTAAACGGCTCGGCAATTGTGGTCGCAATACCAAGAACGATTTCACGTTGCTGGGCTGTGTCCAGTTCATCGAAATTCTCGTTTTCATCGTAGGCCTGATTCAAGATAGTCACAAAGCTATTGTGCAGAATGACCTCGGCCTCGGTTGCTGTACTACCAAGCATACCCCGAACGGTCAGGTCATCTTTTGACCAAAGCCTGTCAAGTTTAATCTGCAGCTTAATCATTTTCTCAACCTTTGGTGATGCGTTGAACCTTGTACCTACATACTGATAAAGCAAAGATGCGACTGCGCTGTCAGGTAACGATTGTTGTTTTGCCGTCCCGATTTCGCTGGTGATATCCTCGTAACTTCTAAAATTAAAAGAAGTCGGTACCTGTATGCTTGGCTTTTCAAAAGATGTGCCATATCGCATCCAGCCGATTGCCTCAATAGTCATATCCATTAACGCAAACAACTCACGTGCAAACTGCACCATAAAGGTCTGCCATTCTTCCTTCTCAATTTGCTTGCCTGTTGCCGTTGCTGAATTCGCTTGTTCAGGTTCAAAGAACATACCAAACGCTGACCGCCGTCTTGCTTCAATTTGGTCGCTGGTATACTTTAATATCTCACTTGGGGGCGCAGCAAACTGAACGGGAGGTGACATCGCCAGTTGATTCGTTTCTCCCATTCGGGTTGTGGCCGCAACTTCGTATATCCCCGTTGGGCTGTGGTTTAAGTTTTTGCCTGTGCCGTTACACTTGCCGCAAGTAGAATAGCCGTTGGATTCGGTGTTCCAAACCTGACCGCCATCGCATCCAGCGGCATCGCATCTATCAACTACGGCAATGATAATCGGGAAAGCCAAACGATATGTTGACATCATTAGGTTGCTTTCCAGCCGAATGACCGTATTCAAGTGTGGGATTGCATCTGCAAAGGCAGACCTGTACAAAACCTCTCCATCCTTCATCTCAGGCTTGCCACCTAACTTCCATGCTGGCAGATAGCCCCAGCCGTGGCGAAATGTTTCAACCACTTCAAAAGTCAGGTTGCCTTTGGCATCTTTGCCGTTCACGTAGGCTTCGTAAATTGACATCTTATCCACATACTTAAAGCCCATTTTATCGCCATCTTTGCCGTTCCAAAGCAAGGCATATTCGCCAGCCTTGTAACCAGCAATGTGCTTTTCTTCGTAGATTTTAGCAACTGGCGAAATCAACTCCGACTGGTCTACCACTTCGTATTCATTGCCCTCTTCATCAATGGCCGTTTTCATGGGCAGATATTCAGGGCAAACCAACAGCAATTGGTTCGGGTAGTTTATCTTGCGCTCACGTACAATGTCGAAAAAATACGCTTCGATTGAATAGTATTCAGGATAAAGCCCGTAAAAATACTCCTTTTGTTCATCGTTTGGCCACTCAATTGAATAGTTTTGACTATTCGCTACCGCCTTGGTTCGGTTCAATGCCCTGTTCCATTCGGTGTTGGTCGTGGGTTCGTACAATCCCTTTTGATATTCCCATTCTTCGGGCTGCTGATTCGGTGCTTTTGACCGAAGGATTTCGTATGGGAATTGGTTTGCTTCAGCATGTACACAAACTGCGTTGTGTTCACGGATCGTGTACTCGTATATTTCTGTGAACTCCGGCAAACTTTCGTAATAGCGTTCGGTTTCAAACTTCTTGTCGTACTTGCTCGGCATCCCAACAATGCTGCGTTTTTTACGAATTTCTTTTGCTGCGTGGTCAATTAATGCGAAGATGTCTGCCATGTGGCTTGTTTTTTGATAAAAATACGCAATCTAAACTATATGCTTCAAAAGTTCTTGCATAGGTAGGCGAATGACTGCATCGGTGTAGTCGTGATTGCCAGCCAAAATCAGGCAATTGCCATCGGCATCAATCTCCAAATGGCTTGGGAATGTCACGAAATCCAGCATCGGCTTGCGCCAAGTATGGGGTGCTGGGGGTATATCTTTACTGTCGACAAAGGTAGCCTTCCAAAGCGGCGTTCTTGACCAGCGCAAAGCCTTAAACGGGGGCTTGGCATCCAGCTCCATCAGCCCGGCCCAGTACAAATTGATAGCGTTAACCCTCTGCCGCACGTGAAATATGGTGTAAAGTTTACCGCCATGCTCAACCAATTGCGTGCCTCCCCTGATGTGCCCACGTGTCAAGGTTGGTATTTCGGTTTGGTATTCAGCAACCGGCTGGCCAAGGTCATACTCAACAACGTGGCCGGGCCCGTACAAAACGTGAAGCCGCCCATCGTAAACAAACGGTGACCAGTTCTTTTCTCTGCCATCGTGGTCTTTCGGCCTGCTGGCTGGCGGTTTCATCTGCCAACATTCTTGCGTGTCGATATACCCAAAGTACATCTTGCCCCCATCGGTGAAAACCAATGCTGGCCGCCCGTTAAATTCAAAGCATCGGGGGTCTTCGGCATGCCCGTTTTCGGTCTTGAACTTTAGAAGCTGCGGTGTTGAAAGGTTGCCGTCTGCCCAATCCATAATCGCCAATTTGCGGTCGGTAAAAAACTTGGGTTTGTCAAGCCTAACAACGTACTTGCCCTGAACAATTGAACCATTGAATGCATTGGTGAATGGCTTTGGCGCCGCCTTGCCATAGGGTAACAACTGCATCTCAGGTGTCAACGCTGGCACAATAGCATCGTAGTGAATTTTACGCACATCAGCTGCTGGCTTTTTGGTCGGCTTGCTAACCGCAAACTTGGCCTTCATTAAGTGATGCGATTTGCTGGCCGTAGAACTGCCGTACAATTGTTTCTCGCAATAGGCCACCATCCTGTCGTACATATCGTAGGTGTATCTCGCCTCTGTGCTGTACTGCCCGTAACAACCAACGAAGTAATGGCTTTTTCTCAGTTCGCCAATGTCGGGCCGCTTGGCCTTGAACTGCACAGGCAGCATACCAAGGTCAGCGTTTATTTGCGTTTGCGCCAAGGCTACGTTAAATGCCAGCTCATCTGGGATACTATGCCCCCAATGCTTGGTTGCTAAATGTTCACGGTAATTATCCTTTGCATGCGCCCAAAACTGGGCCGCCTTGTCGGTCTTTCGCCAGTATATAAACGAAGAATTAATCTCAGGTATTTCGCCTTCGCTTGGCAGATTGTATTCGGCCTTGACATCGGGCAATGGCAACCAAAGGCACGGCCACTTGTCGGCAGTTAGCGGTGATTTTGAAACCACTTGCGTAGCAATATCAAAGCCAGCGCAAGCCTCCCATAAGGTCTGCAATTCTTGTACAGCCACCCCATCAATATCAATGTACATCGTTTCATCGTATGGCGAATAAAGGTCAAGGTGAAGTTTAAATTTGCCGGGCGCAATTCGGCCTGTCGCATCGTTCAAATGGTCGGGGTTGATAGCCACAACCTTGTCGATGTACTTGCGTTCACGTTCGGGCAGAAGGTTAATATCACCAACAATTGAAATGGGCACATCGGGTGAAAAGTGTGTTAGCGAATTCACCATATTTTTCGCCCATTGGCCGTAGGATGAATTGCCTGATAAGAATATAAGGTAGCCTTTTTTCATGGCTCAAAGTTAAATAAAAAAGCCCCATCGCTGGGGCTGATTCGGGTTCTAAAAAGGTAAAGGTGTGGCTTGACTTGTGTCGGCCAAAACCATCGTTGTGCCTTTATTGAAGCCTTAACGCTGGTTAAAAGCATCAACAATCACTTGCAGATGCACCAAATCCACAATCGGGATGCGTTCAAAGATATGCCCATCTTCGGGGCGAATCACCAGCAGTTCGCAAAGCCGTGTTGTTTGATGCCAGTCCAGCATCAGCGTTGGCGCAAGCATCTTCGTGAAGATTGTGTACGGGTAGCCGTGTATCTTTTCAAACACTCTATCATGCCCGTCTTCGGCAGTAAAGCCAAGGGCCATGATGTCGCAGTAGTTAATTTGTTGTTGCATGGGGTTGTTTGTTAAGATTTGGTCAATGATATTGGGTTCGTTGTCGGTGTTTATGATTTCGATTAGGGGCTTCATTTAGAAACTTTTACTGATTTATCTTTTCTAACCAATCCCCATCTTTTAATCGCATCAATAGCTTGGTATTTTTTACTAAATCCGTCCATTGGATTTCCATTTGAATCAATAATCATATAACGAGTTGTATTTGAATCTAAAACCCATTTCTCTATTGTTACTTGGTTGTTTGTGTTCATGGCTGTGTGTATTTGTGTTTGTTTGATGAAGCAATATTAAGGCTTTTTTCAATACGAAAATCAGCACCCCCACTATTTTAACACTTTTTAACACTTGGCAACAAAAAAGCCCCACCGAAGCAGGGCCCTTTTGTATAACCATGAAAACAACCTTATTCAAAGATGCCTACAGGCGCATTGTAAAGAACTGGGAATTCATTGGGGGCAGATTGCCATCCGAAGGTAACAATGTACTGCTGCACATCGTTCTCGTCAGCCTTGGCGGGTTTTGCGATGCAACGTACAGGCTGCTCAACTACTCGGATTTCATCCTCCTCATAATAGAACCAAGCCAATTTGTACTTGCCAATAGTGTTCAAAGTTTCGTAGAAAGAATCGTTGCTGCTATCTACGTTGGCGTCCATCACCGATAAAGTGTGGTTAAACTTGGTCAAGATGTCGGGCGTGCCTCTCCGTGGGTTGCTAATTGTAACCTCCTCAGCTTCGGGATAATTCGCCTTGATTTCTTTGATAATGGCAACATCACCAGCGGCAATAGCGGCAGTCCACTCGGCAGCATCGGTGTAGTCAAGAAAGGTGTAATCGTTGTCAATTACAGCAACGGCAGATATGCCCGTAAGCCTGTTTACTTCGCAGACGTTTTCGCTGTAAACGGGCAGATTGTCAAAACATGAGTAACTCATAGTGTTTAATTTTAGTTTATCAAAGTTACCAACACGCAACCATACTTTCGTTTAATTGTCGCTATAAGTGTAAATTTGTCGTTATGGACATCAGCCATTTGTCGCTTGCTGAACTTTTTGACCTTAAATCTGCGGTGAATAAGGCTATAAATCACCGCATTTCATCCGCTGCCGATGACTTTATTTGGCAACTTTGCGCCCATTACGGGGTTGAACTGAGCCAATTCAAGCAAGCAAGTAGGCGGCAGTATGCAGACATTAAGCGAATCGCATCGTATTACTTCGTGTCAATGAAGGGGTTATCCCAAACCGAAGCGGCAGAAATAATCGGCATCAGTAGGGTAACGGTTGCCCAGCACGTGGCGAAGGTGCAGCACTACAAACGTTCAATCCCCGGCAAATGGTTTGCCATCTTTAATACAATTCAATCAGTAACAAAATGAAAAAGAAACACATTAAC